GGAAACTCCAGCGGAAACTCCAGCGGCGTAATAAATTAGAAGTAATCATCAGTCCTGTACATGTTTACAGTGAATGAACCAGTCTTTCCCATAACGGTGACTGTTTCATTTCCGTATAGCTCTTGGCACCCAATGTCTTCCATGCAGTCTCTCGCATTGTGGGAAACTGATACTGGGTAAATGTTTTCACCTCCCGTGGTGGTATAGTAACTGTAGCGGTCCCGACGACCACGGACCTCTTTACCGTAAAGAGGGAGGGTTTCCTCACCATTCGTGATGAGACCCATCTGCTGCATGTGTCCAGGTTTGTACTGCTTGATAGGGGGGCCTCTAAATTCGGGTTCCCGCACCTGTGCACGGCGAGTGGGCACTGGACGCACTGGTACTGGAACAGCCACTTCTACTGGGACCTCGACAACTTGGGGGTTGTAGAACATGTAGCCTACAGCCGCGATAAGTACGACAACGGTCAGTAGTAACAATTGAGTTTTTTGTTTGTTCTTCATATACTATAGTTAAGGAAAATCTTTCACATAAAGACATGAAGGTGTTGGCGATAGACATCGGGTTTCATAATATGGGTATCGTTTTAGCAGAGTCTTTATCGCGACCAAAAATTACGGTAGAGTTCCTAAAGAAGGTAAGTTTGGAAGATTATAAATATATAAAGTCAAATGATTTTGTAGACACTATTCCTTTATTTGTAGAAGATCACCAAAGTATTTTCGAATCAGCTGACAAAATACTTATAGAAAGACAACCACCTGGTGGCTTTCAAAATATCGAGATTTTATTACATTACATGTTCAAAGAGAAGGTTTTATTAGTTTCACCTGTGAGCATGCATGTGCATTTTGGGATGCGACATTTAAATTATGAAGAACGTAAGGAAAGAACAGTAGCCATAGCAGGAAAATACATAGAAGGTGGAATTCCTTATGAGAGAAAACACGATATAGCTGATGCGTTATGTATGATTGTGTTTGATAATTTTAGGTCTTGTGTACACTCTTTTGACAAGTTCAAATATATTGGTGACCTATAGTATATGCCAACAGTAAAGCAACTTCAGAATGCAAAGTCGAAATTAAAAAAGACTAACAAACCTACAGGGAATAAACCAACTATACCCACTGCTGCTCTTCTTCGTCTTATTGCAGCGGACCCAAAGATTCGTCGAAATCGTGAATTTATGAAACAGGTTCATGAACTTACGAGGAGGAAATAAGATTACTTTGTTTTACGTTTAAGGGTTTCTTGTATTTCATCGAAGAATGTATCAAAAACCCCCAACCTGTACTGTGTAAATGCCCAAAGAGCAAAAAACATAGTCTTTGTCATTTTATTTACATCATTCTCCTCCATTTTGTAAATAGGACCAACCAGGCGCCCCATGAAGGTTTCATCTTTAGACTTACCAGTCACATACGACTCTGCTTGAGTCAATGCACATGTGTCATCATTCACGGACCAATGGTAGAAGATGAATGGTATAACCATCGAGTAAAACTCGAGATTTCTACGATTATTTGTAAAAGGTACAATCAAAATCATGAGTAAAAAAATAGTATGTAATGCAAAAATTATATTCATTTACTATATATAATGGTAAAAGATAAAATTATATGGAACGACCAGCACGAAATTATATTAAGACAGTGGGGTGAGACCTGTGCCTGCTACAGGTTTATGCACCATCGTGGGTTTTTACTCTATAAAGATTTGAGTATGAAGTTCACTTTACCTGTGATTGTTCTTTCAACTATTACAGGGACTGCAAATTTTGCACAATCTACATTACCTCTGAGTATTCAACCAGCTGCACCATCTATTATAGGTGGTCTGAATCTTATCGCTGGTCTCATCGCGACAGTTATGCAATTCTTAAAAATTAACGAACTCATGGAAAATCATAGAACTGCGGCGTTAGCACATGGTCTATTATCTAGAAATATTCGTTTAATGTTAGCTATACCACGGGATGAACGTAAGAAGGATGGTTTGAAGTTTGTAGAAGAATGTAAGACTGAATATGATAGACTACTTGAACAGTCTCCCTCAATTCCTAAAAAAATTATGACAAACTTTGATCAAGAATACCCTCTAGATAATGTATTTACAAAACCAGAGATTCTTAATGTGCGTTCAATCCCAGTTTTGAAAGTTCCTAAAACTATTGAACCCATAGAAGCTATAACTAAAAATACACCACTAGAGCGTGTGGGTAAATTCCTTTCCAAATCAAAAACCGTTGAAATCAAGGAAGAGGAAGAGGAAGAGGAAGAGGAAGAGGAAGAGGAAGAGGAAGAAGACTCAGACGTCGAGCAAGGTACACCAACAGAATAAACATGCTTACATTGGTAAGAATTCCACATGCAACGTATGGTAAAATTTTCCTTTTTAAAGGTTCTACGATACGTTTATGTAGTGCGTCATTTTCTAGCACTAAATCTATGGCCTGATTAGTAATATCATCAATGGACTCTTTCATTAAAATCATACCACAAAAAAAAGTTGAAGTAAAAACCGTGACAACAATTCACACCAAACAAATTGAACTTATTCGAAGGTACATTCGGGAAAGAAAGAATGTATTCATATGTGGATGTTCTGGTGTTGGTAAATCATATGTACTCAATGAAGTTTTAGAAGGTTTAAATCATGTTGAGTTACGAACTGAACATCTCAAAAGTAAATCACTTTTTTTACCGTTTATTAAACCTTCATCAAAACATGTGTTTATTGAAGACTATGAACCAACCTTCAAACCAATTATAGAACAGGTTTCTGATGGTGATCGATTGAGTCGTGGTTCACTATTAGTAACGTGTACAAACATGTGCATGTATCCAAATTTTGAAACTGTTTTTATTCCGAAACATAAACCTAGTGTATTACTCACACTCGTTGAAGATAAAAACCCTAAAGCAGAAAATGCAGCGTATAGGTGTAATGGTAATATTCGAAACTTTTTCACCTATCTTGATGGGTATGATGAAATGGATATTTTCCAAACACCGAAAGAATTCATAACTGATGTATTATCAGATCCGAAACCTATACCAATTTATGATAGTATACATGAACATGGACACATGTGGGATGTTTTTCAAGAGAATTATATAAATTCCAAAGGGGTTGATATTACGACTATATGTGATTCCTTTTCTACGGCTGATTACTACGACAATTATATATATAAATCAGGGAATTGGAACCTCATGCCTTATTTCGTCTTACATGCGCTCACAATACCAAAGAAGTGTCTGGGTGAACCACTCGATAAGGATAAAATTAGACCAGGGAGTTGTTGGACTAAACTTGGGAACTATAAAATGAGAAAAGGGAAATTCGAGGAACTTAAGAAAAAATCAAGAATGGGGTTAGGTATAGAAGAATTATGTCTTTTAAAGAAGTATGCAGAAAAAGGAGACCTAAGTAAACTTGTAGAATATAAAATCACACCTCAAGACTTCGACGTCATCAACCACTTGGCTGTTGGAAGTGGCTTAAAATCAAGAGACGTAACTAAAATCAAGAAAGCCTTGAAGAATGAGTACGAAGGAAGAAGAAGTTGAAGTCCACGAGGAATACGTTAAAACTATCGGGAATGAAATTCTCTTCTATGCCGATGTCGATCGTGAAAATACTCTTGACTTCGTTGATAAATTTAAGAAATTGGAGATTGAACTTCTTAAAAAGAAAGCTGAACTCGTTGGATACGAGCCATCCATCCGAGTCCATATCATGAGTGAAGGTGGTTGTATCTTTGCTGGTATGAACATGATGAACATTCTCGAAACTTCAAGGGTCAAGGTTATCACCATCGCCCAAGGTTCTTGTTGTAGCGCGGCTACATTTATGCTACTTGGTGGGTCTGAAAGACGTATGGGTAAGAATGCATACATTCTCATTCACCAGATTTCGACAGAGATGTGGGGCAATTTCCAAGAACTTAAGCATGAGCTGAAATCAACGGATAAGTTTATGAAGAAGTTAAAACAGATGTATCTCCAGAAGACTAAAATCCCTGAGAAAATGTTAAAAAAATTGATGAAGAAGGATATCTATCTTTCCCCAGAAAAGTGTCTCAAGTATAAAATTGTTGACGCTCTTGAGTAATTGCGACTGAGCGTTTGTATAGGTACAATAGAAATATAACTATTAATACGATACAAAATGTGTTTAAAGTCAATGGCACTGGTGTGCTTTCTGGTGGTCTAAGTCGTTCCATTCTGCCATAATTTACAACTGGTAATCCAGACATCTAATTAAAGTTGAGAAAATAATGGAACACCTTTTCCCTGTGGGTGTAGTAATTATAGAGTATGAATAATGTTTGTAATAAATAAATGAACAGGGTTGCAATCGATATCGACGAAGTCTTAGTAAAATTCTTAATCCCAATGGCTAAATTTCATAAACGAACTATCACCAAACCCAAATACAGTTATGTGTATCGCGAAATATTTGACATAGATGAATCAACTTCACAAAAAATGGTCCATGAATTTTATCAATCTAAAGCATTCACAGAACTTACACCAATCTTTGGAGCACAAAAAGCTATGTTTAACCTTAGACAGCGATATGACAAAATGTATATCGTAACTGGACGCCAAGATATGGCCCGAAAAGAAACTGAAAAATGGATAGATATGTATTTCCCACATATGTTCGACGATGTTATACTTACAAATAGTTATACATCCAACGAAATCCACAAAGCGGAAATATGCCACGCCCTAGATATAGGTCTCATTATTGATGATAACAAGGCTATATGTGACAAGTGTATTGAAACGGGTGTACGTGCTCTAAATTTCATAGGAGATGACGATGAAATTTATCCGTGGTGTGAAGAGAGTGATATAAGTATACAGGGTTGGGTACGTGTTAAACGAGGTACCTTTAATTCTTTGTCTATATAAATGTTTGCACTTCTCTGTAAACCAGTCGTCATACCAACCCAGAATGGAACTCCCGTCCTTCGTGCAAATGATTGTCGTATAGCGTATGTAAAACCATCTCAAACTCAACAGGGTACACTTGAACTTGAGATACTTGAAGCACCCCCGGTATATATAGGTGCTGATGAAGAAAGTCGTAAATTTTAATTCTATTATCTTTATAGGTATGAGGTTCATATTACTTATCTTATTTTTTGCAAATAAGATATTTATGGCAACTTCGAAGATTCCAATACAACCCTATTATCGTGACTTAACAATATTGAATGAGGCTATACTTATCAAAATGCATTTTGAAACTATTCAAAATGAGGTAAAGGGTATATATCGAGACTTCAAAACCATAAATAATGACATGTTTTTTACAGGTTTGGGTAAGTCTAAAACAGATTGGACAAGACTTTATCTGAAATGGTTCAAGAAAATAGACCCCATAGGAGCCAAGCTATGCCCTCAGACTACAGATATAGTCCAGTCAATGCCAAATATTCAGACAGCTATGATATCAGTATTGAAACCAGGTGCTAAAATAGTTCCACATAAGGGTCCGTATAGTGGTTGTATACGACTGCATATGGGTTTGATAACACCAAATAGTGATGACTGTTTCATAAATTTAGATGGAAAGTCCTATAGTTGGAGAGATGGTGAAGTAATTTTATTAGACGATTCATATTTACATTATGTTGAAAATAACACAAACAAATATAGAGTCATTTTGTTTTGTGATATTGTCAGACCTATGAATTTTATTGGTGATATGGTAAATA